TGAATTGCTGCAGCTTGCAACTCAAATCTTAGGTTCTGCAGGCTCTGTCAAGATGTCTGGTGGTAGAGGAAATAGCTCATCTGCATTGATTTTGGGTACTTCTAGTGCTTTGGTTGGTACTGACTATATGCAATCGAGTATCAGCAAGGCAAGTTCAGCAGGCATGTCTGTTGGTCAATGGGTTCGCTTAGCAGCTACAACTGCACAAAAGAAAACCACTGGAATCAGCTTTACTACGAATGTAACTATCACTCCAAATGATCCACTTCCTAACGTATCAACTATTGAACTTGGTAACCGTGAGGTTGCAGATCGATACTTCGGTCAACCACGCAATATGTTCCGTGATCGCGCACGCGCATTCCATGTAGAAAAACATGGATCTCTCGTAAATATTTCTTGGGATGGTGCAACTGGTGGAGATCCGGTATTCAGCAAGACCGTGGAATTCAATGATGCTGGCGGTGGAAACATGTCTGTGTTCTTTAACACTGACAATCAATTCACTGAGTACACAGTAGCTACTGGCGCTAGAAATTTCTGCGAAGTTCAACCTGGTGATTCTATCGAAATCTCTGGTTTTGCTGATGATGGAAATAATGGTGAGTTTGTCGTTCAAGGTGTTTCTGATGATGGTTTGACTATCAGTGTAAACAACCCTGATGGTGTGACCGCTGCTTCTGCTGCCGTTGCTCCTGGCGATATCGTTATTACAACTGAAATCTCTGAAGGCGACTCTGTTGATATCGGCGCTCCGTTCAGCAATTTGAACCAAGGTCAGTACCGTGTAATTCGTCGCTATCAAAATAGCATTTATATCGAAAATGATTCTGCTGTCGAAGAGCGGGTAACTGTTGTTTCAAACTTGAGAAGTCTTGGTTTTGATGGAACCACCCAATTCAATATCACCAATACTGGAGATATGAAGATTGAATGGAATACCGTTGGAACCCAACCCACTCTTGCAAATGCTAAGATGGGCGATATTGTAACCGTTGGTACTGCATTCTCTGCAACCAACCAGGGTACGTTCATGGTAACTGAGTCTGGAGACAACTACATCAAAGTTGCAAACTCTAAGGCAGTCGTTCAATCTGGTATTTCCGTAACTGGTGTTGGTGGTAACGTCCTTGAATGTCATATCCCTGCTATCGTTGTCAGCCCATACGAAAACACTCGTGCTGGAGATAAATTTGTAATCTCTGGTGATGTGTTGTCCGCAAACAACCAAGGAACGTATAACGTAACTGAAGTTCTTTCTAAGAACAAGGTCATTGTTGACGATATCCTTGTGACCCAATCGCTTGTTCAACTTAACAACTTGTTTGTTCAAGTTTATGTTGAGGAAGGAACTGCGTACACTGGATACAAGAAAGTTTACAGCAAGGCTGTTGATCCTGCTAATTTGCAGCGCAATATCTTTATTTTTGATACAAACGCACAGTATACAAAGATAAATGAAGCGTCTGGCGTGACCATGACTGCTACTGGTAAGCTTGGATTCTCTGAGCAAACCGTTGCTGGTTTTGACTCGTATAAACATCATATTGGATTGATCGCTCAAGCCAACAAGATTGTTTACGGAGATCCTCGCGATACTACAACTTATCCTGGAGTTGCTGCTGCTGGTGCAGAAATCTTCATCAAACCACCTCTGGTTCGAAGAATCACTGTTTCCATCAACGTCCGTGTTCAGACTGGTATTCCTTTCAGTCGAATTACAGAACAAGTTCGAAACAACATCGCCGCATTGATCAACTCGACTCCAATTGGTGAATCGATTGCAATCTCTGATATCATTTCGACTGTTAATAGCATTCCTGGAACACGAGCGATTTCCATCAGCTCACCTACTTATGATCCTTTGAACGACATTATCGTTGTGAATCCGGCTGAGAAGCCGTTCGTACTTGATATCGTGAATGATATCCAAGTCAGCAAGGTTGAATAATGGCTACAGAAGACGAATTAAAGCAGCAAAAAGCTAGGTTGAGAGCTTATCTCAACCCTAGCATTAGAGGTCCGAACACAGAAGCTGTGCTTGAAGCATTGGCTACTGGTGCCGCTCACATGATCAATAACGTCGAAGCCGTTAATGACCAGCTTTATATTGTCAAAGCTCAAGGAAGATATCTAGATCAGCGTATGGCAGACCGCGATATTACGCGCCCTGACAACGTCGGTCTTTCTGATGAAGTCTTTCGCGATATTGGTATTCAAATTTCCAATCGTAAACAAGTTCGCGACTTGATGCTCAATATTCTCCGTATTATGTATGGTGAAGAGTTTACTCGTGCGACACTTATTTCTAGTGAACTTGAGCCGTATGCTTTGGTTGATGGCGACACTCTTGTAATTGAATATGATGATCAAGAGCCAGTCGAAGTTACATTCAAAACATCACAATTCTCATCCATTGCTGCAGCAACCGCTCAAGAAGTGGCCGACGCCATTACTAAAGAGATCCGCCGACTTGGTAGAAAAGGTGCAGCAATTGCAAAAGACGATGGTCTTGGTGGTTATGTTGAGATCATTTCTGAAACTGACGGACCTGCATCTTCAACTCGTGTTGTTGGTGGTCGCGCTCAGAACGAATTGAAATTTGATCAAATTAGACCTACTTCTGGCCAGCCTTTGACACAATGGACACTCAGCTTAATTGCTGGTGGTACAGTTCGTGCAACTTGGACTGGTGGTCCAGATCCTTCGGTTGGTAAAGTCAAAAAAGGAGACTACGTCAATATTTTTGGTTCCGCATTCAACATCAATAACCGTGGAACATTCACTGTTACGCGAGTACAAGGTGGTATTGTAAATGAGGCGTTTTTTGAGTTTGAAAATCCAAACGGCTTTGCCCAAACTACCACACAAGGTACTATCGATGGGATGTTGTTTTTCAATCCAGTTAGAACGACGATTGTAAGTAAAAAGAACTTCGCAACACTTTATCAAACAGAATCTCGCTTGCTTGAGATTTTCATGCCTGCAACAACTCGCGTTGTTCGCCGTGATCGCCCAGGCTCTGCTCACTTGTTTGAGTCAGGTCCTTCAGGTGAAGGTAACGAAGGTCCATACATCTTTGATCCAGGTAAGGGATATCTTATCGGTGGAGAAGAATGTAATACAACTGAAGAAATTAACTCTAATTCTTCGATGATCATTCCAGTTGACAATGCTTCGGACATTCCTGACACTCCAGGCGGATTGATTTTCGCCTTTGGTACCAGTTCAGAAGAAGGTCCGGTTCCGTACATCGCAAGACCTTCATCGAATTTGTTGGTAGTCGATCCATCATATCGTTTTGAAAACGTACATCCTCCAGGCACCAATATTTCATTGGTTGCTCAAGGATATGCTTTCGAACCTGCAAAGGACGGCACAGATTATCCTTTTTACATCACAGATATTGTGTCTGGTCGAATTTACGCCGAAGAACTTCTTAACCTCGTTGCTGCTACTGGTATTCGCGTTGTTATCACAATCTTATATCCAGAGGACATTGGACTTGGTAAATGGGGTGACACTGTCAACTCTGAGAAGTATGAAATCTGGGGTTCGGACCCTGTTTAGGATGAATAGATGCAAAGTGTAGTTTTAAAAGGTGCAGAAGTAAAATGCTATGTCAGCGGCAAATTGTACGCTGAAGTGCAATCTATTCAGTACACCATTGATTATGGCGAAAAAGAGATCTACGGTATCGATTCGCAATTTCCTCAAGAAATCGCGCCTGGTCGAGTTTCCGTTCAAGGAACTGTCAGTGGTTTGGTAATCAAGAATCTTGGCGGCTTGCAAGCTTATGATCTTAGAACAAAGATCAATGAAATTCTTTTCGGTCCATACACATCTTTGCGATTGAAAGACAGGCATTCTGATAAAGATTTGTTCTGGCTTCCTCAGATGAAAGTAACCAGCGAACAAACTAGCATTCAAGCAAAGGGTGTTGTGAAGGTTTCTTTTTCATTCAAAGGCATCGTGCCCTACAACCCCATGGACCTTAATGGTTAGTGGGTATTTTGGCTGGGCCTTCCCACCAAGTATTTCCATTTTCTAGATCTGTCAAAAAATCATTAACATATTGGGTTGCGTCGATCTCAGTCTTTATATGATCGACAAAATGAGTCATGTATCCCCATTGACTTTGAACCGCTCGCTTACTCAGGTCATTGGGCTGAGAGTATTGGTGAAAAAGTGAAATGCTGATATAGCCGGTGTCTGGATTGAACCAGCACAAAAGAGTCCGGTCATTGATGACTTGTCTTTCGAGTAGAAGCCATCCATTGTCTTCATCGATTGGGTCTGATAGATCAATGACAACTTTCTTCATAAGTCCTCGTTTTTATTCAATAACTAGTGAAAGTGTAGCATCCTCATCACGATGGGGTCGGCTTTGAACAAGGGTGTAATTCCCAACCTTTTTGATTAATTTGGTTCTTGCTTTTCGGACTGGTAGTGTGATGTAGGTGTAACGACCTGGAATGGTTTCATCGGATATGCCGGTATTTACCACAATGTCCATATTCGCGGGAAGATTTTTTAAGAGCTTGCGCAATTCTTTTACTTTCATAAGTACCTCAAATCATTGGCTTTTTATGGTTTAATGTCAACTATAGTTGACATAAATGCTTTTTTCCTCATGAATATAATACCACAGAAACAAATACTCCTAAAAAGAACAATCTTTATAAGCATAACCCACCAGAATGACAATCTTTAGTTTAGCCTCCTGCAGCACAAATGACGTGTCAAATCGAATAAAAACGTGTGTGGAGATAGGTCAAGGAAGTAAAAATGGCAGTTAGAAGATCCCAAAACTGGCTAAATCAGCAACGAGTCGATGTTCCGCATCTTCGTTCGATTGAGTCAGCAGTAAGAAACGACTTTGATGAATTATTGAGTTCGATGGTCATCGGTGAAGATGCCTCGTACATCATGCGCGGATTCGAAATCAACATGATCGGCGCTATCGGAGCTTCTGCTTCTAGCCTTCAAATGATCGTTGAAAACAGCTCTCTCCTTCATGGAAAGTCTGCTGAATCTGGTACATTCTTTCAAGTTGCCTCTGGCGTTCCTAACCAAACAATCAACTCCACAACTAACACTGCAGTACAGGGTTCTTTCACTCCTAGCGCACTGAACTACATCGGTATCGAGTTTTCTCGTGCTGTGGATAATTCGACTACTGCACAAGTTTTCTTGTGGAATCCAACTAACAAGAACGAAATTTCTAAGACCGTTCCTCTTGCTGAAACCCTGAACTACAAAATCGTAGTTACATCTTCTATCTGGGCAGCAAACGTACTTCCGATCTCTATCGTTGAAACTGATTCTTCAAACAATGTTCTTTCTGTTGAAGATCGTCGCCCAATGTTGTTCCGCCTTGGAACTGGTGGGCCAAACACTCCAAATCCTTTTTACCAATATCCTTGGGACCATCATGCAGAAGGTCGCACAGAAAACTTCTGGAAATCTACTTCTGCAGTTTCTCCGTTCCGTGGCGGTGACAAGCAAATCCTGACTGAAAAAGAATGGAAAGACGCTGTCATGTCCATGCTTTTGGAAGTAAAAGGTACGACATACTGGTATTCACCGAATGCCGGTGGTTCTATCGTTAAGTTGCGTGGCGACTTAGCTCTGTTGCAAATGACAGGCACTGGTAAGTTCATGCACGCCATGAACACCGCTGGTCAAATCAACTGGGATAGCGATATCTACTTCAATTATATTGGAAGTCGCTTAAGCTACAAAATCCTTTCTTATCCGGCTGGTACGAATGTTCTGTTGGGCGATGGTCAAGTTGCCTACGTCAATTTGGTTCGTGGCGTTGACATCATTCCAAATCTTATCTTCACTCAAGGTTCTGCAATCGTAAGTTCGGTTGGCGCAGTTTCTTGGACCTCTGATGTTCTTGCTGGCGACTACATTAAAGTTGGTTCTGAAGACGACACAAAATATTACAAGATTCTTTCTGTAGACACTGCCTCACAAGTTACTTTGACTTCCGTGTTTCTTGAAACTTCCACTGGTTCTGGTGGTACTCAAGCTAAATATGCTTGGGGAACTTATCAAACTGCTGCAGTTCCAACGACTAATCGACACGTTTATGTTGTTGACCGCAAAGACGTTCCATTCAATGAAGATGTTTATTGGCTCTTGATGCGCGAAGATAACGGCGGTTCAACTGCTCGTGCTTATATTCGCGGT